TTTATCTACATATACTTATTTAAAATACTATTCTATTAATAGAATAGAAGATGCAGGTGCTTATACAAATACTGCAGATGTATCTTACAGATTTATTCCATGCATGATTTCTGGACTAGCTTATTACTTAGCCATGAAACGTTCTCCAGAAAGAATGGAAATTTTAAAAATGTCTTACGAAGATGAAATGAAAAGAGCCTTAGATGAAGACGGCTCTAGAACAAGTTTATTTATAACTCCAGAAAGTTATTTTCCACAAGGATAAATTATGGGAAGATTTGCAAGAGGAAGTAGAGCTTTATCAATATCAGATAGATCAGGAATGCAGTTTCCTTATCAAGAAATGGTTAAAGAATGGAATGGTTCCATTGTCCATTATTCTGAGTTTGAGAAAAAGCATCCACAGTTAGATCCTAAATATCATTCTGCAGATCCTCAAGCTTTAAAAAAAGCTAGACCTGATACCTCTAGAGGAACAGGAATTACTGTATCTTTAGATCCTCAATATTGGGATGGTCAATTTACTTCAAATGGAATGCAGCCTAGTATATCTCCAACAGAAGAAAATAATAAGAGACAAGCTGGGGTATCTATTGGAACAGTAATAGTGAGTATAACATAATGGCAACTTATAAATTTTTTTATTCTACAAATGAAATAGCTTCTTTAGAAGAAAATTATGAATCTTCTGAGAATATAAAAAACGTTGAGACGGCTTTTAGAAATGACAAAGGTAATGTAGAATCTATAACTAGAATAGATATTATAGCTGACCCTGATTTAATTAATACAGACGAAGCTTTAGAATACGTGAGGACATAATGGCAATAAGTTATTCAGATTTTTTAACACAGGTGAGAAATTACACTGAAGTAGATTCAAATGTATTATCCGATACATTAATCGCACAATTTATTAGAAATACAGAACTCGATATTGCTGGTAAAGTGGATTATGATGAGACTAGAAAATACGCTACTTCTTCTTTTAATGCAAATAAAAGATATTTAGTTATGCCTGCTGATTTTTTAATAATTAGATCATTACAGGTATTTTCTACGACTGATCAAACAGGTGACCGTACTTTTATGGAAAAAAAGGATACTAGTTTTATTACAGAATATAATGGTTCAGGAGCTACAGGTCAGCCTAAATATTATGCGAATTGGGATGACAACAATGTTGTGGTAGCACCTACTCCAGACCAGTCTTATGCCGTACAATTAAATTACATTATTGACCCACCAGGATTCACTTCTACAAGCACTAATTACTTATCAGAGTATCAGGAAGCTTTACTTCTTCATGGAGTATTAACAGAAGCCTTTTCTTATCTAAAAGGACCTCTTGATATGTACAATCTCTATAAAACGAAGTATAATGAAGAAATAGAAGCTTTTGCTCTTCAACAAATGGGTAGAAGACGTAGAAGCGAATATGATGATGGGGTTCTAAGAATTAAAGTACCTTCACCATCACCGTAAAATTTATATAAGGAGTTTTAAAATGGCAATAGACCAAGCAGTATGTAATTCATTTAAAAAAGAATTATTAGAAGGAATCCACGACTTTGAAAGTGGAGCAGACGAGTTTAAATTAGCACTATACGCAGACACAGCAAATTTATCAGCAGCAACAACAGCTTATCCTGGAGACAGTACAGGTGGACAAGTAGGAGATACTGGAGAGTATTCTCAAGGTGGAGGAGTTTTACAATCACAACAAACTTCTTTAGATACAGGTGTTGCTATTGTAACGTTTGCAAATTTATCTTTTACTGGTGTTACGTTAACCGCTAGAGGAGCTTTAATTTATAATACATCAGAATCAAATAAAGCGGTAGCAGTATTAGATTTTGGTGGAGATAAAACTGCAACTGCAGGAACGTTTACAATTCAGTTTCCAGCATTTACATCGACAGCAGCGATATTAAGAATTAGTTAAGGAGGTTAGATGGCACTTGTCATTAACGATAGAGTTAAAGAGACAAGCACCACTACAGGAACGGGAACTTTTTCTTTAGGTGGTGCTTCTCAAGGTTTTGAATCATTTGTATCGGGAGTAGGTACAGGGAATACTACGTATTATTGTATTGAAAATCCTGCAGCGACACCTACTGAATTTGAAGTAGGAATCGGTACAGTAACTGATGCAACACCTGACACTTTATCAAGAGATACTATTATTTCATCATCAAATAGTGATGCAGCGGTGAACTTTACTGCAGGTGAAAAAAATGTATTTTGTACAATGCCAGCTAAGAAAACTATTTCACCCGTTATGGATGCAACAACATTTGTTGTAACACACAGTTCGACTTTATCTGAAGATCAAACTTTAGATTCTGGAGTTTTAGCTGGGCCTGTCACGATCACAGGTACACAAACAGTAACAGGAACATTGGTAATATTATAATGAGTCAATTAGAAGTAGATAAAATAGTTCCACAATCAGGTACAACTCTAACTATCGGTGATAGTGGAGATACTATTACTATTTCTGCAGGTGCTACATTAAGTGGGAGTCTAAACGCAGATAACCTAGATAGTGGTACAGTACCAGATGCTAGAATATCTGGTGCGTACACAGGCATTACACAGACAGGAACACTTACATCTTTTGCATCAACAGGAATTGACGATAACGCAACAAGTACAGCTATTACTATTGATAGTAGTCAGAATGTTGGTATTGGCACAAACAGTCCAGTAAATGACTTTAATTATACTGGTTTAACTTTATCAGGTAGTACTGGCTCACAAGTTGTACTGCAAGACGACGGCACAACCGAAGGTTTAATTTGGAATAACAACGCTTTTTATATTGAGGCTAAAAACACTAATCCTATAGCATTCCGCACCAACAATTCAGAACGTATGCGTATCGACTCATCTGGAAATTTAATGGTGGGAAAAACTGCTATTGCTTTGGCAACTGTTGGTGGTGAATTAAGAGAAAATGGTCAAATCACTGGAACAAGAGATGGTAATGCTTCATTAATTTTAAATAGATTAACTTCTAATGGAGAGATTGCTCAATTTTATAAAGATGGAGCAGTAGTTGGAAGATTATCCGTTACATCAACTCCTGGTTTTGCAATAGGAACACCTAATACACTTGGTAGTGGATTACATTTAATTAGTGGTGCTATTTTACCATCAACATCTACTGGTGGAACTGCTGACAACTCTAAAGATTTAGGAGCATCATCTTCAAGATTTAAAGACTTATACTTAGGTGGTGGTGCATTTCTTGGTGGCACAGGCACAGCAAACAAATTAGACGATTACGAAGAAGGAACTTGGACACCTGATATGAGAGGTTCATCAGGTAGTGCAGGTTCATCATCTACAAGTGGAACTGGTACTTATATAAAAATAGGAAAATTAGTTTTTTTAAGAGGTTCTTTTTTAAGATGGTCAAATTTAGGAAGCTATAGTGGAGATGCTCAATTATTTGGATTACCTTTTACAGCTTCTGGTACTGATGGTTCAAAAACAGCAGGTTCAGTTTGTTGGGTAAAAAGAGTAGAATTTCCAGCAAGTGCATACAATCCACCTGGAATTACAGTAGAAAATGGTCAAAATTATATAGAGTTTATGAAACAAGAATCTAATTTAGGTGTTGCTTTTGAATTAACTACAACATACTTTGATGATGTTTTAAACAGCTTTCACATTACTTGTATGTATGAAACAGAAGCATAATTTTAACAACAACACAACACAAGGAGACAACAAATGGCAATAACTAAAGAGACACAGATTGGTAAAATCGAAGTGGTCGGAAAATACAAATCAGTTCAAGTAAGAACAGATACTGTAGTTATGGAAGATGGGACTGAATTATCAAGAAAGTATCATAGACATTCTTTAATGCCAGATGCAGTTATAACTGATGAACACACAGAGGTTCAAGCAGTATGTAACGCAGTCTGGACACAAGATGTTAAAGATGCTTATGCGACTTTCAAAGCTGCACAAGAAGCTGCTTTAAATCAAGAATAAGATGGTATATAGTAATTTTAAGGAGAAAATATGATAACTATAGATGATAAACAATACGATGAAACTAAACTTTCGGATGAAGGTAAAGTTGCATTGAATAATATCCAAGTAATTAATCAGGATCAAAACCAATTAAGAGTAAAGTTTACTCATAACGAAGTTTTGTTGAAGCATTACTTAGATATTCTTAAAAAACATTTACCAGAAGAAGTAAAAGAAGAGGTTAAAACTGAAACTAAATGAGTGAAGTAAAAGTAAATAAACTCAGTCCAAGATCAGGCACCACTGTCACTTTAGGAGATAGTGGTGACACCATTACTATACCTAGTGGCGTTACATTCGATGCATCTAGTGGTGGTCTAGCAGGAACATTAACTACTGCAGCACAACCAAATATTACATCGGTTGGAACTTTAACTTCATTCACTTCAACTGGTATTGACGATAATGCTACAAGTACAGCTATTACTATTGATAGTTCACAACAAGTTGGGATTGGTGCAACAACTCCATTACATAAACTTGAAGTTAAAGATGGTGAGTTTGCAGTAAGACAAACAAATTCATCAGCTTCTCCAGGTATAAAAGTTATTAATGATGTAGAAACACAAGCCTATTTTAGAGGAGCAGGTACAACAAGAACTAATCCTGGTACTGCTCAAGGTATGCCACAATTAGTTGCTTTTAGTGGTTATGATTTATTTATAAGTACAGATGGTAATAATAATATTCCTTTTACAACAAATAGAAGTGAAAAAATGAGATTAACTAGTGATGGAAAATTAGGTATTGGTACAAGTTCTCCAAGTGCTTCTTATGGAAAACTTACAGTAGCAGGTGGTATAACCATAGCAGATGATAATAATGCTAAATTACAAATCGGTCGATATAGTTCTGGTGCATCAAATAGTTATATTAAAATGGGAGCAAATAGTAATAGTCTTAGATTTACTAATCCTGCTGATACTTCTGATTTAATGACCATCACTAGTACTGGTTATGTTGGAATAGGAAATACAAATCCTGCAGATTTTTCAGGTGCAGGTGGACAAAATTTAGTAGTCGGTTCTGGTTCTGGTGCAGAAGGTATGACTATTTACTCTGGAGCAGCATCAGATGGAGTGCTTTGTTTTGCAGATGGTTCTTCAGGTGCAGATGACTATAGAGGATTTTTAATTTACAAACATAATGATGATGCGTTTCAATTTGGTACTTCTTCTACAGAAAGAATGAGATTAAATTCTACTGGATTAGGTATTGGTACAAGTTCTCCTAATGGTTTGATGTCCATTTATGGAACTGGTCGACTTGCTACTTTTAGAAACGCTACTACTGGAACTGCAAGCACAGATGGAAGTTACATAGCCTTAAATGGAAGTGATTTACAGATTGCAAATTTTGAATCAGCCAATATAATTTTTTATACCAACGACACCGAGCGTGTGCGTATTAATAATGCAGGAAAAATATTTACAAATCAAACAGCACAGTTTCATAATTGTGTTACAATAGGTGGAGCAGTATTTACAGGAGATTTTCAAATTGAAGTAAGTGGTCTAACAGCAATTAATGGAAATTCTCATAGAAAATGGGGTATGAGATTAAGTTATGCATCAATAGCAGGAAATGCAACAGACTCACAACAAAAAGATGTTTTACTTACTATTAATGGCTTAACAAGTTATAGTGGTGTTTCACCTATTGATACTGGAGGTGGAACTATAGCTGTATCAGTAGATTCTGCAACTTCAACATCAGTAACTTTTACAGTTACAACACCTGGAGCTTCAACTGTAGGTGCTTATGTAGCAACTTTATTTGCAAATGATAATTCAACAATGGAGTGTAATGGATAATATGAATTTAACTTGGAAAATAGACAACATGACAACTGAAGGTGAACATAAATATGTTAGAATAATTAACTATACTGTTTCTGGTACAGATGAAAATAACAACACAGGTTCAATTAAAGGTTCTGTTGGTTTTAAATTTAGAGATGGAACAGAAGATGATTATATTGATTT